ACATCCTGACGCAGTACACCTCGCGCCTGACGCACTCGCCGTACAAGCTGCGAAGGAACTTTTCGACGCCCACGGTGAAGGGCTACGGCATCGACCTGAAGATGCAGAGCAGCCGCCGCTTCGTGAACCTGTGCAAGTGCCACCGCTGCAACGAGTGGTTCCGGCCCGACTTCTTCGAGCACGTCACCATCCCCGGCTACGACGGCGAGGTGAAGGCCCTGAACAAGAACACCCTTGCGAAGACCCGCTACCTGGAGGCCTATCTGCGCTGCCCGAAGTGCGGCAAGGAGCCGAGCCTGTACCCGGCGCAGCGCGAGTACGTGTGCGAGAACGCGGGCGACGGCTTCGAGGCCAAGGGCATCTACGTCAGCCCCTTCGACGCACCGGCCATCATCACGCCCACGTCGCTCCTGAAGGCGATGGTCGAGTACGCCCGGTTCTCCGAGTTCGTCAACCAGAACCTCGGGCAGACCAGCGAGGAGGTGTCCGAGTCGCTCGTGCTGGAGGACATCGTCAACGCGACGACGACGGACGACCTGAGATCGACCACCGTGCACGCGTTCGGCGCCGACATGGGGCTGATCTGCCACGTCGTCATCTCGCGCATGACCCTCGAAGGGCAGTGGATCGTCGTGCACCGCGAGCGGGTGCCGCTTGCGAAGTTCGATGAGCGGCGCAGGCAGCTCAAGGCGCAGTTCAACTGCGTCATCAGCGTGATCGACAGCCAGCCCTACGTCGATCTGGTGCTGCGGGTGCAGCAGACCGACAAGAACGCGTTCGGCGCGGTGTACGTGAACTCGAAGCTGCCCGAGGTGTTCCGCGTGAAGATGGCCGACCCGGACGCCGAGGCCGGGAAGCTGCCGATCCACGTCGTCCAGGTCATGAAGGACAAGGCGCTGGACGAGCTGCTGGGCAAGTTCAAGAACAAGGAGGTGGTGATCCAGCACTCGGGCGATCAGGACCTCGAAGACGAGTTCCAGAAGCAGCTTCTGGACATGAAGCGGGTGCAGGAGTTCGACGAGCATCAGGAGCTGAGCTATGTGTGGGTGAAGTCGCCTGCGGCGAACGACCACTTCCACAACGCGATGCTCTACTCCTACATCGCCTGCCGCCTGCGCGGCACCGTCAGCCGCAGCGTGGGCCTCGGCGGCGTGCCGCTGGTCTCGAAGGCCCGGATCGCGCCGATCCAGCGCCAGGCAGCCCACCTTGCGCCGCGCGGGCCGCAGATCATCGGATCGTCGCGCTGAAACGACAAACCCCGGCGAGGACGCCGGGGTTTGAAGGGTGCCGGAAGACGGGCGGCACCGATGGCAACACCAAACTCAAGGACTTGCGGCGCTTCACAGCGGGGCGCCCCGAATATAGCTGAGGTTTGACAGCTCAGCAATGGGTCGCGACAATGCCGCCCATGCTCGACCGTATCCGCTCCCTCTTCAGGCTGAAAGGCACTTTGCCCGCGTCCGGTGGCGGCAAGGTCAAGTCCGCGCCCGGCGCCAAGGCGGGGGCGAGCGGCATGCTGGCGCCACCGACGCCGCCGAAGGTCAAGAACGGCCAGATGACGGTCCCGTCGTACATGACGACGAACGCCGCGCAGACCTCGGCGCGGCCGAAGAACGACCTGAACCTGGCGAACGTGGACATCGTCAACACGTACCGGTTCGGCGCCGATACGGACACGACGATCCGCTCGCTCGCACGCGGCAACCCCGACTTCGCCGCTGCCATCTCCGGCCACCTGCGCCTCGGCATCCCCGAGAAGTACGTCGCCATCGCCTACGACCTGCAGGGCAACTTCAACCTCGAAGGCACGCAGTTCTGCCTGCAGTTCCTCGACCGGCTGAACACGATGCCCGGCTACGACGTGGGCTTCAACCCGACGAACGCGATGCAGTCGCTCGGCGAGAGCCTTGCGAAGGAGATGCTGCTGGTCGGCGGCGTCGGCATGGAGCTGGTGCTGAACAAGGCGCGGCAGCCCGCCTTCTTCGCGCCCATCAGCGTCGGCGGCCAGCGCTTCCGCTTCTACGACGACTGGAGCGGCGGCACGAAGACGCTGCGGCCGGTGCAGGTCGTGGGCGGCGAGGAGATCGACCTCGACGTGCCGAACTTCTTCATGACGTGGCTCGACCCGAGCGTGATCGACCCGTACCCGCAGCCGCCGCTGGAGTCGGCCATCCAGCCGGTGCTGGCCGGATCGACCTTCCTGAACGACCTGCGGCGCCTGTGCGAGCGGCACGTCTACCCGCGCATCCACTGCACGGTGGACGGCGAGAAGCTCAAGGGCCTGATGTCCGAGGAGCAGCTTCTGGACAGCGACAAGCGCGTCGCCTTCCTGAACGAGACGTTCGCCACCATCCAGGACACGGTGAACAACCTCGGCGTCGAGGAAGCGCTGGTGCACTTCGACTTCCTCGACGTGCAGTACGTCGAGGGGCAGGACGGCGACGTGCCGAACACGTTCGACACCGTCAAGGGCATCTACGACGCGAAGATCGCCACCGGAGCGCGCTCGATGCCCTCCTTGCTCGGGCACGGCTCGGGCAGCCAGAACATCGCCTCGACCGAAACGCTGCTCGGGATGCTCACGGCCAACGGCCTCGTGCGGCTGAAGCTGCAGGAGATGTTCTCCAAGGGCCTAACGCTCGGCGCGAACCTGATGGGCCTGCCCGTGGTCGTGAAGTTCGAGTACGACGACATCGACCTGCGTCCGGCGACCGAGCTGGAGGCGTTCAAGGCGCAGCGGCAGTCGCGCTGGCTGGAGCTAGTCTCGCTCGGGTACATGACCGACGAGGAGTTCTGCCTGCGCACGCTGTACCGGCTGCCGCCGACTGGCTTCACGCCGCGCTGGAACACCGAGTTCATGCAGCAGGCCGGTCTCGGCCGCCAGGCCGACGCGATGGGCAACAACTACTCCGGCACAGGCGTCGGCGGCGGCCAGTCGGGCGGCGGCGCCGCCAACCAGTCGCGCACGCCGCAGACGCCCACCGGCAAGCGTGGAGGGAACGGCAAATGACAGTCAAGCTCCCCTTCAAGAAGGGCGCCTCCTTCAGCTTCGGCGGCACCGTGGCGCTGCCTGCGGCGACGACCTGGACGGCGCAGTCGCAGGTGCGCGACGCGGGCGGCGGTCTGGTGGCCGACCTCACCGTCACGCTCACGCCGTTGGCGCCGCCGACGGCCGACGCGACGCACGCGATCCTGCTCGTCACGGCGGCCGACACGAGCGCGTGGGAAGGCCCGCTGTTCTTCGACGTGGTGTACGTGAGCGCCGATGGCACCTCGAAGGTGCCGTCGGACACCGTGGAAATCGACCTGCAGCCGGGAGTGACCGTCGTTGGCTAATCTCGTCCTCACCCCAACGTACAGCGTCGCCACTGTCCTGCAGGACGGTGACTCGAAAGTCACTTTGCGCCCGTCCACGACGCCGGTCAGCCTGGAGCTGCAGGCGCTGCTGAAGGGCGACAAGGGCGTTCAGGGCGATCCGGGGCCGACCGGCGCGACCGGCGACACCGGGCCGACCGGCCCGCAGGGTCTGCAGGGACCACAGGGCGACACGGGTCCGCAGGGGCCGAAGGGCGACACAGGCGCCACGGGTCCGCAGGGGCCTGCAGGCGCCACCGGACCGCAAGGCCCGCAGGGCGCCACTGGCCCGCAGGGTCCGCAAGGTGACACAGGCGCAACCGGCGCCACCGGCCCTGCCGGGCCGGGCCTTGCGCCGGGCGGCCTTGCGGGGCAGATTGCGGCCAAGGCGAGCGGCGCCGACTTCGACGTGATCTGGATCGACCCGCCGAACCCGAACTGGGGCCACATTGGCGGCAGCATTACGGACCAGGCTGACCTGCAAGCAGCGCTTGCGACGAACCTGAGCGACGCGAAGGGCTACACCGACACCAAGGTGGCCGCGCTGGCAGCGGTGGCCTCGACAGGCGCGTATGCAGACCTGACAGGCAAGCCGACGCTGTTCGATGGGACGTGGGCTTCGCTCACTGGCAAGCCGACCTTCGCGACGGTGGCAACCAGCGGGCTTTACAGCGACCTCTCGGGCAAGCCAGTTCTCGCCACCGTCGCCACCAGCGGCAGCTATACCGACCTGAGCAACAAGCCCACGGCGGCGAGCCTCGGCGCGCTCACCGGCCCGGCTGGCGCGGACCTGCAGGTCCAGTTCAATGACGGGGGCACGCTCGCAGGCAGCTCGGGCCTCACCTACGCCAAGGCATCGCAGACGCTCAGTGTGGGCGGGAACCTCAACGTCACGGCCAGCCTCAGCGCGCAGAACGTCGGGGCGACCAACTCGGTGTCCTCGCCGCTGTTCACGAACGCAGCGTTTACCGCCAAGTTCATCCCGGAGGCGGCCGATACGTGGGCGCTTCAACGCAGCACGAACGCGCAAGCCTTTCGCGCGTACAAGACGTACACGGATGCGTCCAACTATGAGCGCGGTGTCTTCGACTGGCAGGCGACCGCGAACGTCCTGACCATCGGCGCGCAGGCTGCTGGCACCGGCACGCTGCGCGCCGTGGCCTTCGTAGGCGCCTCATTCTCGTTCAACAATCCGATCACGCAGGGCAACCTGACGCTCGCAAGCAACGGCATCACGTTGAGCGACTGGCTGGGCCCCATCGGCTGGAACGCGAACGCGAAGTTCTACCTCGCGGACTCAAGCAACGGAGCAGGCATCGAGCTGCGCACGACATGGAACAGCGCGGCCACGGTGATGCCCGGCTTCCGCGTGAAGGTGACGGACACCGCCAGCGCGGCGGGATCGCGCATCTTCGACGGCGTGGTGGGGGCCGCATCGGTGGCTTATATCGTGAAAACCGGGCAGATCGTCGGCTCGTCGATCACCACGCCTCCGGTCACAGTTGCAAACCTGCCAAACGCGGCCACCGTGGGCGATGGCACCCGCCACTGCGTGACGGACAGCACGCTGGCCCTCACCAGCGCAAACATCGGCGCCACCGTCACGGGTGGCGGCACGAACAAAACCCCGGTAATCACCCTTGGCGGCGCTTGGAAGATCGGCTAACCAAAGGAGAACGACATGACGAAACGAACGAATCCGCTGCCCCCGCAGCAACCCCCGCTCAAGCAGCCGGAGGCCCCGAAGGTCCCCGCCGTGAACATCGCATACACCCAGGAGGAACTCGAAGCGCTCCTGCAGGTCTGCGATGCGGCCCTCAGAGGCCACGGCCTCCAGATCGTCGGGCAGGCCCAGCACATCGCCGGTAAGGCGCTTGCCGCACGCCAGCACCTCGCCGCGCTCGCCGCGCAGGGTGAGCAAGGAGACAAGGCATGACGCAATCGACCGCGACCATCACCTACGACTCCTCGCTGGAGCTGGGCATCACGGCGGCCCGTCTGGACCACAACAAGACGCTCCCCGCGACGATTCCCGACCCGGCCAACCCCGGTCAGGAGATTCCGAACCCGGACCTCATCGCGGACAACCTGACGTACATCCAGCTTCGAGGCCTCTCGATGCTCCAGAGCTGGTACGACACCAACCAGGGGGCCTTCCGCATCCCGACCGGCGACTGGCTGCAGCGCTGGACAGCCGAAGAGAAGAAGGCGATCCGCGCGATGGGCGCGGCCAACCCGCAGATTCAGGGCTGGCTGGACCGCCTCGACGTGGAGCCAGTCGTCAAGCTGTCCGATCCCGACGTTGTCACGGGCGTGCCCGCCATCTGCGCCGCGCTGGAGCAGCAGGGTCTGATTCCGGCCGGAAGTGCCAACGCCCGCGCCGCCGAAATCACGGCGCTGGCGCTTTGATGAGCTGCTTGCGCAAAGTGACTTTTTAGTCCACACTCCGCGCCCATGAAGCTCAGCCGTATCGCCCTCGCCTCTGCCCTCGCCTGCGGCTCGTGGTTCGGGTCCGAAGCCGCCCAGCACACGCTGCTGGAGGCGCTGTCGGCCGCCGCGACGCTGGAGGCCCAAGGCATCGAAGCCGTCAAGATGCACATCAAGGCGTCGGGCGGCGGCACCGGCAGCACCGGCTTCGAGCTGCCCCCGATGTACCAGGTCAAGGACGGCGTCGCCGTCCTGTCCATCGACGGCCCGCTCGTGACCGGCTCCACCGGCTGGATGCGCCTGTTCGGCATCGTCGGCTACGACGACATCCGGCAGGCCGCCGACGACGCGGTGTCGCAGAAAAACGTCAAGTCGGTCATGCTGCACGTCAATTCGCCGGGCGGCATGGCGGCGGGCTGCGAGGACTGCGCCGCGCATCTGAAGGCACTTTCCGAGAAGAAGCCGATGATGACCTACTCCGACACCATCATGGCGTCGGGCGGTTACTGGCTCGGCTCCGTCGGCAAGCCGATCATGGCCGGGGCCACCGCGCTGCTCGGCTCGGTGGGCGTCATCATGACGCACGTCGATGTCTCGAAGGCCAACGCGAATGCGGGCCGCACCGTCACGGTGATCCGCGCAGGCGAGCATAAGCAGCTTGCGAATTCGAACGAGCCGCTCTCGGACAAGGCGCGTGCCCACCTCGAGGGTCTTGGCGAGCAGCTCTACTCGGTCTTCCGCGACAACGTGGCGGCCAACCTGGGCGTGTCCACCGAGAAGTTCGACAAGACGATGGGCCGTGGACGCGAGTTCATGGGCCAGCAGGCCGTGGATGCAGGCCTTGCGTCGAAGGTCGCCACCTTCGATCAGGCATTCGCGTATGCGAAAACGCTTGACGCGTCCAGCTCAGCAGTACAGAATCCGCGCAATCCGAAAGGGAACACGAACATGAAAGCCACTTTGTCCGTCGCGTACCTGATGAAGCTCTTCGCTGGCGCAGGTGTCGCCAGCCTCGACTTCGCCAAGGCCGAGGCCTGTGCCTCCGGCCAAGCGCCCGATGCCGAAGCGCAGCAGCTCCTGCGCGCGCAGGCCATCGAGATCAGCGCGGGCGTGAAGGACGCGAGCGCCGAAGCGGTGCGCGTCGCGACCGAAACGCTGAACGCCAAGGTCACCGACGTGGAGGCCAAGCTCTCCGTCGCCAACACCGAGCTGGGTGCCCTGCGTACCACGAACGCCGCGCTGCTCGAATCGAGCAAGACGCTCGAAGCGTCCGTCGCCGCCGCCGACTCCGTCGTGCACGCCTCGCTGTCGGCGATGTGCGTGGCGCTGAAGCAGGCCGAGCCGAAGGCCGAGCTGAAGGGCGCCGAGCTGCTCGCCGAGCACAAGCGCGTGGCCGACGAGTTCGCCGCCAAGTTCCCCGGCCAGCGCGTGAGCGCCGCGCCGTCCGCCGAGTCGCAGCAGACCCCGAACAAGGGTGCCAGCGCCGAGGTCCCGATGTTCGCCCGTGTGGCTGCCGCCGCCCGCGCCTAATTTCAACCCAGCCCACAGGAGATCGACATGGCTCGCAAGTTCTTCTACGGCCCCACCGCTCCGGCCTCCGCGTCCATCACGTCGCGGCTGGGCGTGCAGGGCACCCCCTACAACGACACCGAGATCGGCAAGCTCGTGAAGGAGTCCGGCGACTCCGGTCACGTCCTCTGCGCGGCCGGTGACCAGATCGCAGGCGTGATCTCCGGCGTGCAGACCGCCACGGCCGACGGCTACACCATCGGCGGCGTCAACAAGGCCGACCGCATCGTCGCGCTGGCCGACGGCCTGCAGGCCACGCCCGGCACCGGCACGCTCGCCATCGGCGATCAGGTCGTCGCCAGCTCGAACAACCCCGCGCTCGGCACCGCCCTTGCGACGTACCCGAAGGTGTGCAAGTCCACCATCCAGGTCGGCGTGACGGTTCCTGCCGACCTCACGGCCGCCGCCGCGCACATGGCGCTGCTGGCCTCCGGCAACATCTGGAAGGTGGTGTCCCTCGGCTCCGCCGGTACGGGCGCCGTCGGCACGCAGATCGTCATCGCTCGCACGATGGACCAGCCGGATTGATTCCACAACCGCAACTCTCCCAAGGAGCAAACTGAAATGGCAAAGTTCCTCAACGCCGAAGGTGCGGTGCAGGATGTCGAAATCGGCGCCAAGGTTTACAGCGAAGCCAACGCTGCAAACCTGGGCATCGCCCAGTACATCAACCGCAAGTACCCCACGGACGCGGCCAAGTTCGGCACGACGTTCGACCAGATGCTGGCCTCTTGCGGGCTGGTGGTGCCCGATTCCAAGCTGCAGCGCGAGCTGGGCCTGCGTGCCCCGTCGATGGCCGATGTGCTGTCCGGCGCCGCGTCCTTCGAACTGGCGTCCAACACGGCGGGCATCGGTTCGCCCACCGGCTCGCAGTCGCGCACGCTGTTCCCGGCTGCCATCGTGCAGTACATGGAGACGGCGCTGGTCAAGGACTACCAGACCGACGCGAACGTGTTCGACAAGCTGATCGCGCAGACGCTGTCCATCGCGAGCGACCGCTTCGAGCAGCCGCAGATCAACATGTCCACGCCGAACGGCCCGAACAGCGCGCTGGCCCAGCGCCGCGCCCAGCTCGCCGCGCCGGCCGCCATGATGACCTTCACGACCAGCGACAAGATCCGCAAGGTGCCGACCTATGCGCTGGGCATGGAGTTCTCCAACGAAGCCCTGCGTGCGACCACGCTGGACCTCGTGGGTCTGTCGGTGCAGCGCCAACTGAACGTCGAGCGCGACGCGTGGGTGTACTCCTACCTGTCCGACATGTTCTCGGGCGACAACGACATCAATACCGGCTCGCTGGCCTCGCTCGGCTACACGGTGAACGCCTCGACGCTGGACGCGGCCTCCACGGGCGGCAGCCTGACGCAAGCGGCGTGGCTGAAGTTCCTGTTCCGCAACCGCAAGTACCGCAAGATCGACTGGGTGGTCTGCGATCTCGCGACGTACCTGAAGATCGAAGGTCGCTCGGGCCGCCCGTCGCTGACGGCCATCGACACGCTCCTGCCGCGCCTGGAAGCGCAGGCCACGGTGCAGAACCCCGGCATCGGCGACGTGAAGGTCTTCCTCGTGGACGATGCTGCCAGCGGCGGCCCGATCCCGGCAGGCACGATCCTCGGCCTGGACAGCCGCTACGCCATCGCCCGCGTGCGCAACACCAGCGCCGACGTGCAGGCCGCCGAGCAGTACGCGCTGCGCCAGGCCGAAGCCTTCTCGCTGCAGTTCGGCGAGATGTGCTACCGCCTGCACCCCGACGCGTTCGACACGCTGGTGCTCGCCTAAGCAACCGACGGGGCCAGCCTTGCGGCTGGCCCTTCCTTTCCCCACCAACCTAAAGGATAGAAAAAATGCCGGAAGAAAAGAAGGACGCCGCCCCCGCGCCGGGCTACCGCTCGCTGGATCGCAAGGGCATGTGGTTCCTCTCCAAGGCGGTGTTCCCGCTGGAGGACCCCACCTTCGTGCACGAGCAGGGCAAGGGCGCCAACCTGCCGCGCTTCGAGCCGGGCAGCTACACGCAAGCCCCCGAGACCTCGTGGACCGAGGCGCAGTGGAAGGCCGGGGTGCTGGTCAAGCACACGGGCGACCCGCGCGACGAGGGCGTGCAGCCCATCGTGTACGAGGAGCCGAAGGCTGCCGCCGCGCCTGCCGCGCCTGCCGCGCCCGCCGCGCCCGAGAAGAAGGGCGAAGACGACAAGAAGGCCGCGAAGTAACTTTCGCCTGCCCCGCCGACCAGCCGCCTGCGGGCGGCTGTTCTTTTGCCCGTTGCTGAGCTACACTGCCGCCATCATGACCCTCGCCCTGTCCGACTTCACCAACAACGACACCGTTCGCGGCCTGTTGGGCGTGAGCGAGGACGAGATCGAGGACCAAGACTTCGACGCGCTCGCGGCGGGCAACCTGCTGAGCGTGACGATGGCGCTGGAGGACGTGAACAGCGGCATTCCCGACATGTTCGAGACCGTCAAGAACGTCTCGGTCGCCAGCCGCACCGCGCTGCAGACGCGCTTCTACAGCGTCGTGCGCCTGTTCGCCCAGTACACGGTCGCCGACCTGATCGCCAACGGCGCGGTGGCGATGTTCGCCCCGGTCGTCATCCAGGACGGCAAGACCGCGATGCAGCAGCGTGCGGACGACCCGTACACGCCCCTGCGCACGGCGATCAAGGCCTCGCTCGTGCTGTGGCGTTCGCGCCTGATCGACGTGGCGGGCCGCCTGGACGCGAGCCTTGCGACGACACCCAAGACGCTCACCCTGATCGGGGCCGCAGGCCTGCCCGCCGATCCTGTCACCGGGAGCTGACCGTGCGCACGCGCGCTGCCGCCCGGTTCTTCGACCGCAACCCGGCCTACGACGGCTACACGGGCGCGTTCCTGTTCAACTGCTCGTTCACGAACTTCGACGACGTGGCGGGCGACGGCTCGACGAACCGGCGCCGCGCCCTTGCGGTGGACCCGGATGTCGTCGGCCCGGCGCGGGGCTGCGTGCTGCTGGGAGCGCAGCGCTGGGTCATGGGCGACCCGACCGACGACATGTTCGAAGGTGCCCTGATCCGCCACACGTACAACGTCAAGCGCGTGACGGACAAGCTGACGATCCTCACGCCCGCGCAGGCCTGCCTGGCGCAGGCGGGCACCGACGCCTACGTCAACAAGCTGTACTTCAAGGCCCAGCTCAACTCGATCTCCGACAGCGACTACGACAACTTCTGGAACGTCTTCTTCGCCCGCAGCGAGCCGGTCACGAAGGGCCTTTTCCTGCGCGACGAGGGCGGCACGCACTTCCGGGTGCGCGACACGTACCGCGTGCCCGAGGGCTTCCTGATCGTGCAGTGCGACGAGCTGGACGCCGACGCGAGCGCGAGCGCCACCTTCGAGACGGGCGGCATCGACCCGATCACCGACAAGCCTGTGGCGGGCAGCGTTGCGACCACCGTACTGCAGTTCGATCCGATGAAGCTGTACCGCTTCGAACAGCAGGCCGAGTCGCAGATCAAGCCCGGCGACCGCATCGTCGTGGCCGCCGCGAGCGCGCTGACGCCCAAGGTCGGCATGCGCTTCGCGATGGGCGGGCGCAACTGGCAGACCGTCCTCGTCAAGCCCGAGCAGGACGCCTACGCCCTGCTCGTGAGGCTGGCGTGATCGAGGTCACATCCAACGCCGACGCCTTCAGCGCGCAGATCGAGGCCGCGCTCGCCGAGATCGACCAGCAGATCAACACCGGCTACTGGAGCTGGTCGATGCGCGTCTTTCAGGACCTCGTGGAAAGCACGCCGCAGTGGTCCGGCAACCTTGCGGCGAACTGGTTCTACAGCCTGAACAGCCCGAGCGGCGACTACGACCCGGTGCTGGGCAAGGCCGACGCGTGGGGCAAGCCGGGCGAGAACAGCTTTGAGCCGTTCCAGCGCGGCGCACCGATGGCGGTGATGATGTCGATCGGGCGGGCGATGGAAGGGCCGAGGCCCACGTACAACGACCGCATCTTCTTCAGCAACAACACGCCGCTGTCGTTCGCGGAGCTTGCCAGCCCCGAAGTCGCCGAGGACACCAAGCAGGACTGGCGGCGCGTGCGCCCGGTCAACTTGGTGGAGCGCAAGGTCGCCCTGAGCGAGTTCATGTCCTTCAAGTGGAGCAACCTGCCCTATGACGCTGCCGTCTACTCTTACTATTGACGAGGCCCGCGCCGAGATCGCAGGCTGGATCGAGGCCGCCCGCGCCGCGTGGACCGCTTGGACCGTGCAGGTTGTCGGGCCGAACCGCTCGCAGATCGACCTTGCGTCGCCCGAGGCCGAGCAGCCGCACATCGAGTGGGGCATCAAGTGGCGGCCGGGCGGCCAGATGTCGCTGGGTGCGCAGCCGGTGGCCCGCCAGTTCGGCCAGCTCGTGATCGCCGCCAAGGTCAAGGAAGGCGCGGGCGCGGCCGACTGCCTGCAACTGCTTGCGTCGGTGGTGCCGTTCGTCGAGGCCAAGAACGGCACCTACGTGAGCACGCAGGTGGGCAGCATCGCCGACGAGGTGCACGCGCAGGGCTGGTACATGTTGCCCCTCGTCGTCAACTTCTGGATGGACCGGATCGTCCCCTGACCCAGCTCAGCGTTGCGCCGAAACGACGCTCTGGTGCGGGTTCCCAGCTCATCAGGTTCTTGTAAAAAGGTACTTTGCTGGGCATAATCCGCCGCAACCTCAGCAGGAGATTCCATGACGACCCTTGCCTCTTCCAACCGCGCGAGCCTGGCCTACGTCGCGGAAACTGCCTTCGGTTCCGTGCCGGTCGCCGGTTCCCCGGCCGCGCTGCGCTTCACCGGCGAGAGCTTCGACTTCTCGCTGAGCAAGGAGGTCTCGAAGGAGATTCGCCAGGACCGCCAGAACAGCGGTGCGACGACCGTCGATGCCTCCGCGTCGGGTGGCTTCAACTTCGAGGCCCAGTACCGCGAATACGACACGCTGCTGGCCGCCGCCATGCAGGGCGCGTGGTCGGTGTTCGGCACGAACGGCATCAGCACGAGCTTCACCGCCGACTTCACCGCGACGACCATCACCGCGTCGGTCGCGCCGACCGGCTCCAGCGCCCTGACCGGCCTGCAGAAGGGCCAGTGGTTCCGCATGACCACGGGCGGCGCCAACAACGGCAAGCTGTTCCGCGTCTCGACGACCACGGCGCCGACGACCACGGTCATCACCCTCGACCCGAGCACCCCGGCTGTCGTCGCCTCCGGCGTGGCGACCTGCGCCATCCAGGCCTCGCGTCTGACCAACGGCACGACCCTGACGACCTTCTCGGTCGAGAAGGCGTTCAACGACATCGCCCAGTTCTTCACGTACCGGGGCATGGCCGTCAACAAGATGAGCCTCGCGTTCGCCTCCGGCGCGATGACGACCGGCTCGTTCGAGTTCATGGGCAAGGACGTGGTGCGCAACGGCGCCACGCAAATGCCGGGCGGCGCGGGCGCCATCGCGGCGTCGCAGACCTACAACGTCCAGAACGGCGTGAAGGGCATGAACGTGCTGTGGGAAGGCGGCGCCCCGCTGACCAGCACGTTCGTGAAGAAGCTGGACCTGAGCGTGGACAACAGCCTGCGCGCGCAGACCGCGCTTGCGAACCTCGGCGCTGTCGGTCTCGGCGTGGGCGACTTCAACCCCACCGGCTCGTTCGACGTGTACCTCGCGGACGGTACGCTGTACGACAAGATGCTGGGCGATGTTTACACGTCCCTCTCGTTCGCCACGCAGGACACGGCGGGCAACGGCTACGTGGTGACGCTGCCGCGCATCCAGCTCATGACCGGCAAGATTCTCGCGGGCAGCAAGAATCAGGACGTGATGGCCCAGTTCACGTTCACCGGCTTCGCCGACCTGCAGAACGCCACCGCCGCCCTGCAGCAGACGATCTTCATCGACCGCGTCGGCGTCTAAACGGTTTCCGGGTAGTCTCCTCGACGACTTTGCCGCCCTTCGGGGCGGCATTTTTATTGCCAGAATTTCCAAAGTTCCTTTGACAAAATTTCCAGCCTCTCTATACTGCTGAGCTTTCAACTCAGCAACACCGGAGAGATCATGGACATCCGCAAAGCATTCGCCACCGACAAGCGTGCCGAGACCGAGGGCCGCAAGCTGGTGCTGGCCCCGGCCGCCAACGGCAAGCCCGAGGCCTTCCTGCTGATCGCACGCAAGGGCAACGCCAACTACAAGGCGTTCACCTCGAAGGCGTTCCAGGAGAACCAGACAGCCCTGTCCACGAAGACGCCCGAGGCCGAGGCGCTCGCCACGCGCATGTTCAAGGAAGCGGCGGCCCGCACCCTCCTGATCGGCTGGGGCGGCATCGACTGGACCGGCGCCGACGGCGTGGAGCAGGAGAACGTGCCGTACAGCGCCGAGCTGGCGCTGACCATGTTCGAAGCCGCGGACGACTTCTACCAACTCGTGGACAAGTACGCGAGCGAGATGTCCAACTACCGTGCTGAGGAGGTCGCCAAGGACGCAAAAAACTCGGCGACTTCCTGACCTGGCAACTGGAGTGGGGGCCGAATCTGCAGACGCTTGCGGATGTGGCCGAACAGACTGGCAAGGTTCCGCAGGCGCTTGCGGATCGGCCCTCACTCCGGGAGCACCTCGATCTCTATCTGGACGCCTTCTACACGCTGTCGCAGCACAGGGCGCACTCGATGGGCGGTCTGCTGCCCATCCCGTTCAGCGAGATCAGGTGCTACGCCGACGAGTACGGTCTCGAGAGTCGTGACATGCGTGAACGTCTTTTCACCTACGTTGCCGCCCTCGACCGGACCTACATGGCGCACCACGCGAAGAAGCAGGCGGAGCCGACGAAGATCGCTGCAGGCTAGGACAAGTTTTCCGTCTTTCAGCCTTGTTCTCAAAGGGCCTTTCGGTGAGAATGCTCATCAGTAAAGGCCCTTTCTCATGACCACTCCGACGCTCGAACTAAACATCAAGGCGACCGGCATCGAACAGGTGACGGCGCTGCGTGCTGCGCTCGCGGACCTGAACAAGCAGTCGCAGGAGCTGAAGAACTTCGGGTCGAACGCAAGCTCGCTGGACCGCCTTGCGCAGGAGATGAAGGACATGCGCACGGAGGTCGTGGCCGCCGTGCGTGATGTGAAGACGGCGCTCGTGGACGGCCTGAAAGTGGCTTTGCAGGACGCCATCAAGACCGTGAACAGTGGCATGGGCGGCGTGGCCGACGCCTTCAGCGCGAAGATGAAGGCGCTGTCGGAGAAGATCGCCAGCGAGCAGCAGGAGGCGGCCCGCACGGCGATGGCCGCCAACGGCGCTGCTGCGACCACGCAGGCCCGCGTCGAGGGCGCCAAAGTCGGTCAGGCGTTCGCACAAGCAGAGGAAGAGGCCAAGGCCAAGGTGCGCGTCTCGTACAGCGTCGCGCTCGCTGGAGGTGCCCGCGCGTCCATCGGCGCGAACGGCCTGTCCAGCACGGACCTCGTGATGCAGGAGGCCAAGAAGGTCGAGCAGTCCACCCTTGCGATGCAGGCGGCCTATGACAAGGCCATTGTGACGCTGGACAAGCAGGTCGAGAAGGTGGTCGAGGCGGCCACCGTGGGACCGAACACTCTGCGCGGCAAGGGCTACATCGCGTGGTGGGACTCTGTCATCTCCGACATGGAGAAGGGCGAAGCCGCGCTGCTCGCTGCCTACGAGAAGTCCATCGTCACGCTGAACAAGCAAACGGCAGCCGTCATGAAGGCGGCGACTGAGCCTGCCTACCTGGCTGCAGGTCCCGCGTGGTGGGACAAGGTCCTCGCCGAGCAGGAAGCTGCCGCAGCGAAGCTCGAAGCGGAGTACGCGAAAGAGATCGGCAAGCTGGAGAAGCAGACCGCCGCTGTCATGAAGGCTGCGACGGAGCCCGCGTACAAGTACGCCGGGCCGAAGTGGTGGGAAGAGGTTCTCGCGGAGCAGGACGCCGCTTACGCGAAGATCGTGGCCGACAACGAGAAGTGGACGAAGGCCATTCAGGCGTCGGTGACCTCCGCCAACAACGCGGCGTTCGGCGGTCGCAGCGGCCCGTTCAGCGCCCTGTTCTCGGGCACCGTTTACAACATGCCCAAGCCGGAGGACCTGGACAAGGTTCAGAAGGGCTTGAAGGGTGTCAAGGGTGCGGCCGACGAGGCCTCGGGAGCATTCGCGCATGTCGGTTCGCAGTCCGCGAAGATTCGCAACGAGACAGGCACGCTTCTCAGTGAAATCTTTGAAGGCCGTATGGCGAACGCACGCAAGTCCGTGTTCGCCCTCATCAACGCCTTCGGTCTGTTCTCCGCGCTCTTCACACCTGAAGGGGCAGTCCTTGGAGGTCTCCTCGCACTGGGCTTCGCCATGTATAAGGGCGAGGAGCAGGCCACCGCGTTCAACAACGCGCTCACGCTGACGGGCGGCTACGTCGGCATGACGCGCGGGGCGCTGGAAGACCTTGCGCGCACGGCCTCGCAGGACACGAGCGCCAGCATCGGCCAGGCGAAGGACGCTGTGTTGGCACTTGCCAAGAGCGGCAAGATCACTGGCGACGCGATGAAGGTCCTTTCCGAGGACGTGATCCTGCAGGCGCGGCTGACCGGCGACTCGCTGGACGCGGTCGCGGCCGACTACGCGAAGATGCCCGACGGCGTGGCGAAGTGGGCCGCCGCACACAACGAGTCGATGCACTTCATGTCGGTTGCGCAGCTTGAGCACATCCGACTGCTGGAAGAACAAGGCCAGAAAGAGAAGGCCATGATCGAGGTCGGTGAGGCGCTGAACAAGCACTTCACCGAACAGGGTGAACATCTCGGGGCGCTGGAAAGGGCCGCTCGCGCCCTGCGCAACACGTACTCTGAGATGTGGGACGCCGCGCTTGGCGTGGGCCGCGAGAAGACCGTCGAGGACCAGATCAACAGCCTCCAAGCCAAGATCGACAAGGTCAATAGCAACAAGAAGTGGTACAACATCACAGGCCCGACGACGCTCGACGCCGAGGTCCAGATGTGGCAGGCGCAGATCGCGGACCTGCAGGATCAGAAGAAGATGCTGGACCAGCAGGCCGCCGAGAAGGGCCGGGCGGTGCAGGACCAGCAGCGCGGACAGTCGGCCCTTGGGGACATCTCGCGCCTGACGGAGCAGACCGACAAGGCCACACGCCTGAGCGTCGCGCTCGTCAAGCTGAAGGGCGACATCGAGGCCTACAACAAGGCATGGCTTGGCAGCCATCCGGGCGACACGAGCACGCCGTTCAACGCCGTCACGAAGCAGGGCTACATCAACGACGCGCAGGCCGCCGAGTTGATCCGCAAGCAGACCGACTACATCAACGGCGGCTCGCACGGCAACGACGGCGCGCTGCAGGCCGCGAAGTCTGAGTACAAGGACCTCGAAGCCCTCGCGAAAAGTGACTTCGCAAACGAGCAGGCCTTGCGCGACGACCAGCATCGCAAGGGGTTGCTGGATAACGCGACCTACTTCTCGGAAAGCCTCAAGGCGCAGAAGACGTATTCGGACCAGCTCATTGACGCGCTGGTGGACGAGTACGACAAGCAGCTTGCGCTGGAGAAGAAGCAAGAGGCCGCGATCAACGCAAGCACCACACTGAAGGCGGGCGCCAAGGCGGATCAGATCGCCAGGCTGCGTTCGGGCCTCGACGCGTGGTACGACACCCAACGCACGAAGATCGACGTGGTGACCGACAAGGCTGCCACGCACCTTCAAGAGCAAGCCGATACGTCGGTGCAGGCCGTCAACAAGATCGTCGAGGCCGATGACAAATACTGGGCGAAGGCCGAGTTGAACTCGAAGAAGCTCGCCGACCAAGCGAAGACGAAGCGTGACCTTGCCAGCGCGACGGAGGAAGAGCGTGTGCAGGCCGAAGCCATCGCGAAGGTCGAAGACACGCGCGCAGGTGAGCTGGAGAAGCTGCAGACCGCCTACGACACCGCCCAGCAGTCGCTGCAAGCCTTCGCTGTCACGCTCACTGACTCGGAGAGCGTGACGCCGGAGCAGGCGGCCATCTACCTCGCGTGGTCGAAGAATGTGGATGTGCTGCGCGAGCAGCTCGCGAAGGCCCGCGCTGAAGTGGAGAAGCTGAAGGGCGAGGCCGCGCAGACCGCGCTGGACGACCTTGCGGACAAGAAGCTGCAGCAGGTCCGCAACTCCGCAAAGACCCTTTCCGACCAGCTCGACAAGGGCATCGTGGACGCCATCTTCACGCGCGGCAAGAACACTGCGCAGAAGCTGCGCACCGAGATCGAGAACGCCTTCTTGTCACCGATCCGCGTCGTGCTGCAGGCCATCATCCAGCCGATCACGAACGGCCTCGTGAACGCGGGCTACTCGATGCTCGGCATGGGCAACGCCATCGGCACGCCGGGGTCGTCGCTGATCGGCGGCCTGAACAGCGCGTCGTCTGCGTACAGCATGGCGGGCAACATCGGCTCGGCCTACACCGTCGGCTCACAGTACCTGGCGGGCACGATGTCCGGGGCGAACGCGGCGGGCACGATGTACGCGAACGCGACGGGCGGTGGCCTCGATGCGCTGCTGGCGACGAACGGCGCCTACGGCACGGCGGCGGGCGCGGCAGGCGGCGCTGCAACGACCTTCGGCGTCGTGGACACGGCTGCCGCTGCAGGCGCCGCAGAAGCGGGCGGCGCGATGGCCGCCGCAGGTGCGGCCTCCGCGATCCCGGTCGCTGGCTGGATCGCTGCTGCCGCCATCCTCGCGTACAGCCTGTTCGGCGGCAAGGGTGGCGGCCCAAAGACGGGCGGCTACTACGGGGCGACGACGGCGAACCCGGAAGGCCAGTACGTCGGTATGGAGAACAGCTCGGGTGCCATCGACAGTATGAAGTCTGCGGTGGACTCGCTCACGAGCACATACCAGAATTACCTGACCACCGTAGGCGGCTCTGGTGGCGCCAGCTTCGGTCTCGGCATGAGCATGGACCCGCAAGGCAGCTCGTCGTCTTTCGTCGAGGCCACGGCACGCGACAGCAACGGCAACGCCATCTACTCCAATGTGAACACGGGTGTCGGCCGCGATCAGAAGGACGTGGAGGCCGAGATCAAGCTGCAAGGCGAGCGGGCCGTCCTTGCGGCTCTGCAAACGTCGGACCTGCCCTCGAAGGTCAAGGACTACCTCGCCAAGCTCGACCCGATGACCGCTTCGAGCGCGGACATCGAGAAGGCGATGGCGATCACGCAGGCCGTGGGCGCACTTGACAAGGCGCTCGCCGCGCTCGGTCCCGACTTCACCAAGATCACGAACCTGTCCATCGACAGCGAGAGCGCGCTCATCGCTGCTGCGGGCGGCCTCGACAAGTTCAACGCGTCGATCTCGTCGTACTACCAGAACTTCTACACCGACAGCGAACGCCAGTCGGCGACTTGGGCGCACCTGCAAAGTGAGTTTGCAGCGCTGAATCTCGCGATGCCCACGACGCGCGAAGGCTTCCGCGACATGGTGAACGGCATCAACGTGAGCACCGACGAAGGTCAGAAGCTCTACGCGGGCCTCATCAACCTGTCCGGCGAGTTCGCCTCGGTGACGCAGGCCGTCACCGACACCGGCACGAGCCTGACCACGCTGCAGAACAACGTGAGCGACGCGACGCAGAAGCTCACGGACGCGTACAACGCGGAGAAGGACGCGCTCACGCAGGCGCACGACAAGTTCGCCGCCTTCGTCACCAGCTTCAAGGACTTCATGAAGCAACTGACGACGGGCGACCTTGCGGGTCTCACGCCGCAGCAGAAATACGACGCGACGAAGGCGCAGTTCCAGACGGACGTTGCGAACTTGAGCAGCACGGACAGCGCCACACGCGATCAGGCGCTTGCGGCGCTGCAGCAGGACAGCCAAGACTTCCTCTCGGCCAGCCGCGACTTCTTCGGCGCGAGCCAAGGCTACTACGACGACCTGAATGCGGTGAAGGCCGCTGTGACGCAGGGTCAGAACATCGCGCAGCAGCAAGCGGACATCGCGACGCAGCAGCTCGCCGCGCTCGACCAGATGGTGAGCGGTCTCATCACGATCAACTCGACCATCGTCGCGTCGATGGACGCCGTGGTGACCGCGATCAACAACCTGCAGGCTGCCAAGGGTGCGCTCGCGCAGGGCACCGCACCGACGGCGCCGCTGCCCTCGGAGCTGATCTCGAACGTCAACACGGCGCTGCAGACGATCAGCCCTGCGGTTGTCTCTTCGAACCCGATCCTGTCCGGCCTTGTGACGACGTGGCAAGGCCTCGCCAACGCATCGCAAGGCTCCTTCGCGACCGGCCTCGACCGCGTGCCTGCCGACGGCTTCCGCGCGACGCTGCATCAGGACGAAATGGTGCTGAACCGCGAGGCCGCGAGCGACTACCGCAGCAACCGCACCGGCATCTCCAACTCGCTGCTGCGCACGCTCGTGCAGCGCATCGAGAGCCTGGAGTCCACGGTGGGCGAAGGCCTTGCGGGCGTGATCGGCGCGACGCACAGCGCGAGCGACCGCGCTGCCGGGAAGATCGTGCAGGGCACGAAGGAAGCGCACAGCACCAGCAACTGGCAGGTGCATACGAAGAAGAAGGCTGAACTCAAATGACCGACGCACAATTCCTCGCCTGGCTGCAGGACCCCAGCTCGCACCGCGTGCTGCTGGTCGAGGCCACCGCGAGCATCGGCGGCGTGGACACGCCGATGTACCTGTCCAACCGCCCGTACATCACGGGCGGCGCCGACACGCCCGCCAACACGGCCTACCTCGCGTGCATCCAAGGCGGGGGCGTCGCGACCGAGGAATTGGCGCTCGACGGCTCGCCCAGCATCGGCTTCAGCGACATCGAGATCGACAACGCAGGCGGCGTGCGCGACGCATGGTTCGGCTACGTGTGGACGAACCGACGCGTGCAGGTCTTCCTCGGCGACGCGCGCTGGGCGCGAAGTTCCTTTCGGCAGGTCTATGACGGGGTCGTGGACGACCTTGACTCGCGTGACGCGGAGACGCTCAACCTGCGCATGCTCAGCAAGCTGCAGCGCTTGAACAACCCAATCAGCGAGCAGACGCTGGGCGGCACGACGCAGAACAAGGACGCGCTCATCCCGCTCACGTTCGGCGAGTGCTTCAACGTCACGCCCTTGCTGAAGGACCCGGCGACGCTGGAGTACCTGTACCACAACGGCGCGGCCGAGGGCGTTATCGAGGTGCGCAGCAACGGCGCGGTGCCGGTGAATGCGACCGACGCGCCCACCTCGGGCAAGTTCACGCTCAACGTCGCGCCCGCAGGCACCGACATCACCGCGAGCGTGCAGGGCGACAAGACGGGCGGCGTCTACGCGAACGACATCTCGACGCTGTGTCAACGCATCGCGACGCAGTACGGCCCGGCCAACTCGCGCTTTTCGACGAGTGACCTGGATACGACGCAGCTCGCCGCCTTCAAGGCGGCCTGCCCGCAGCCGGTGGGCCTGAACTGCACCGACCGCGTGAACCAGCTCGACGGGATGCAGCAGCTTGCGGCCAGCGTCGGAGCGAGTGTCGTCACCACGGCGCTCGGGCTGCTGCGCATCGTGCAGCTCGCGCTGCCCGCGCTCGGTACGCCCACGGCCATCGGCCAGCAGGACATCGCGTATCACACGCTGAAGATCGAGCAGCGCGTGCCGGTGAAGGCTGCCGTCAAGCTCGGCTACTGCAAGAACTGGACGGTGCAGAACAACATCGCGGCGGGCGTACCGGTGGGCAGCGCCGCACTCTTCACGCAGGGCAGCGCCACAGGCAGTTCGCCCTTCATGACGAAGACCGTGAGCGATCCGACGGTCGCCGCGACTTACAAGCTCGACCAGCTCCCCGTCGAAGAGGACACGCTGCTGCTGGTCGAGAGCGACGCGACGGCCGAAGCGAACCGACGACTTGCGTTGTGGAAGGTGCCTCGCACCATCTACTCGATGCAGTGCATGCCGTGGCTGTTTCTCGTTGAACTGGGTGACCCCGTGACGCTCACATTCCCGCGCTTCAACCTGGGCGCAGGCGTGACGGGCATCGTGGTCGGAGTTGCACGCGACTGGCTCAATGGTCGCATCACGTTGAAGGTGCTTTGCTAAATGGCCGCCATCGTCAATGCCGCCGACACGATCCTGCAGGCCACGTCTCCGCGCATGGCGGCTGCGGTGACGCTGCCCAGTGGTGTCATCGTCCCGGCCACGCGCTCGATTCTGCTCACTTCGACAAGCCCCGTGTTTGCAGTGACGCCTGCGGGCGTCGCTTCGCCCAGCTCGATCACGCTCACGGCGACGAACGTGGCGATCACCGGTTCGATCTCGTGGAGCGTGGTGAGTGGCTCTGCGACCCTGACCAGCACGACGAGCGCGTCGCCCGCGTCGGCCAC